GAACTGGCATCTGCATCGGATATGGTTACCGATGCCATGTCCGCCCTCGGCATGGGGGTGGATGAAGCCGGGAAAATGGTAGACCAGATGGCAAAGACAGCATCTACCACCAATACCTCCGTGGCACAGCTTGGCGAAGGTATTCTTACCATTGGTGCAACGGCAAAATCCGTCAAGGGTGGTACAGTTGAATTGAACACGGCGCTTGGTATTCTTGCGAACAATGGTATCAAGGGTGCGGAGGGTGGTACGCATCTTCGAAATATCATCTTGTCCTTACAGAATCTAACGGATAAAGCGGCGGCAAGCATGAAATCTCTTGGTGTGGATGTTTACGATTCAGAGGGCAATATGCGGAGCATGAATGACATCCTCGGTGATTTGAATAAGAGCATGGACGGCATGACCTCCGAAGAAAAATCCAACATCATCAGCAATATTTTCAATAAGACAGACCTGTCCTCTGTGAATGCTTTACTTGCAAACACCGGAGACACATGGGATGACCTGCAGCAGTCCATCGCGAACAGTGGCGGAGCTGCA